AGCCTAAAATCGTCACGTTGTACGGCAGCCCCTTTATTGCCCCTTCTTCGTTGCAGATGATGCACATATCCGTGAAGAGGGTGACCGTCTCGATGTATCCCTGGACAAACGCCTGCAGCGCTTCCATGGTGTTGTCCACTTCCATCTCCCGGAAGGGTTCCCCGGGGTTCTTTGCTATGACCTTCATCCCTTGCCTCCGAAATAGTCGACGAACTCGTCCTTGCTCATCTTCTCCGCCTGGCGGACTTCCCTGGCGGTTCCGTCCACGAACTCCTTCAGCGTCTTCGGCTTCCGTCCAGGCTTCTTCCGGATCTTCGGCTGCTCAGGTGTCTCGATTGGGACCGGGAAGGGCTTGTTGCCAAGCAGGATGTCCGCTGTGTTCTCCAGTTCCTTGATGGTGTGCTTCTCTACCTCCGGCTCGCCGCTCAGGTGCTTCTTTACGCGCTCGGTGAGTGCATTGATGTCTTCGAGCAGCGCGGCATCGTTCTTTCGTTTTGCGTCGATTGCGGCGTTGATGATGTCGTTCACGTCGACGCCGGCAATTCTCCATAGGAGGGAGACATACTCGTCATTTTCGCTCGTCAGGCGGATCTGTCTGTCCTTCATAGTGTCACCTCACCGTCAGGCTCTCGGTCTGCTCCAGGTGCGCCCAGTCGCAGGTCTCGAGGTTCGTGCCTCCCTTGTCCGGGTCGTAGGCTTTCAGCCAGCGGGTGATTTCCTGCTTCTTCGGTTCGACGGTGATTTTCTTGAACTCGTCCGGGATGTCGTTGACGTCCACGTCGATGACGGTCTCCCATCTATTGGTAATCCCGATAGAACAGGTGGCGCGTTTGATCTTCGTGCGTCCGGTCAGGAGCATCGCGTCCTTCAGATAGTCGCGCATCCTCTTGGCGGCGTTCTCTGCCGCGGACTGCATCTTGGCCAGTCTCTGCTTCTCGGCCTTGGCCATCTCGGCATCGGCCTCCAGCTGACGGATGACGTGAACGTAGTCCTCCGCTTTGTCATCGAGGTCGAGCAGGAGGGCCGCGATGGTCTCCTTGATCGCCTCGTTCTCCGGATCTTCTTCGAGCATCTCGATGAGATTCGTCAGATCCTCAGTCAATTCGTACAGTTTCATGTCCTTCTCCTTTGTACGTTGTGCGGCACTATTTGCCAGAGTCCCACGCCAGGGAGTTGAACCCTGAGGCAAGAAAGGAGGTAAAAGGCCTTGTGGAGCCGTCCACGCGTGGGGGCTGTCTTCCGTGCTTCTTCTCCGACAGCGGAGTCATTCTTTGAGGAGGTCCTCACCTTGCCGAGCTACGGATGCGGCACTCTATGGTTAGTCATTTTCGTCTTTTTTGTTTAGTCGTTTTCGTCCTTCTTCTTCGCCAGGGCTTCTTCGATGATGCCGAAGAAGTCGCCAGGGGCTTCCAGCACCCTCCTGGTCACCTCTTCACCGATGAAGGACGCGGCTCCGGATGTGTGCGGATCTCCAAAATCGTGGAAGGTCGCGTCCAGGCTGATGCTGATGTGGAGCGCCAGGGCCATCTGCTGCAGGTCGTTCAGCATTGCTTCCAGTTTGTTTTCCAGGCTTGCCGTGGCCATCGCCCGTTCGTACTTGTTCAGCTCTTTAAACTGTTTCGTCTTCTGTTCTTCCATCTGCTCCTCCTTGGATTTGTGAAAATTTAGGGAAAAATAGTTGTTGCACTATTTGCAACTGTTCCCTAAAAGTTGAACGGCAGCTCTTCCTGGTCGAGCTTGTCGATAGGCATGAAACCGTTATCGTCTGTCACGGGTTGGTTACTATCTGTAACCGACTTCTTGCTCTCGCAGAACTCCACCTCGTCGGCGATGATGATCACGTTGGTCATCTTCTGGCCGTCCTTGTTGGTGTACTCGTCCGTCTGGATCCGTCCGCCGATCGCGATCTTTGTGCCCTTTTTCAGGTACTTCTCAGCGAACTGTGCCGTCTTGTTGAAAGCGGTCACGTTGAAGAAGTCCGCCTTCTGGTCCTTGCCTCTCCTGTCCACCGCGATGCCGAAGCGGGCGATGGTCGTCTGTCCGTCCTGGGTCATCCGGATCTCCGGATCTCGAGTCAGTCGGGCAATTCCAATCCATTTGTTCATCTCTTTCCCTCTCTGTTCAGTAAGATCACCACAGGGACGGCGATGATCAGCGCGATCAATTCAAACGTCCATCCCTTCGTGTTGTCATTCAGCAGCAAGCAGGCGCCGGCCAGGCTCAGCCCGAAAGCCACCTGCAGCAGGAGCATCATCACTCCGTCAAAAAGTTGTTCCTTTCTCATCCTTCTCCTCCAAACTTTGTCCATCCGATCGCCCTGTCCGCCTCGATCAGGTCTCCCAGGGTGAAAGTCCTCGGCATCCGCAACTTCCGTCCAAGCGTGTCCTTGTGGATGCCCATCCGTCTCGCCAGCTCCTCCTGCGTCTGCCCGGTGAACGCCATAGCTGCTTTAATCCTTCGGGCATAGGTTTCAGCGGTCTGCATCTGTTTCCCTCAGTTTTCCCAAGTTTCGGGATAAAAAAATATGCCGATCTCTTCGGTCTTGATGTCCAGCGCCTGGCACCAGGTAGGCATGGCCTTCGTCTTCGGCGTCGTGTGTCCCTTGACTACGTTCGACACGGTTGCCCCGGTGACGCCCAGCGCAGCCGCGAAGGCCTGGCTTGTGCCGTACTTCTCTACGATTCGCGCCTTCAGTTTCCGTCTCTCCATTCCGTCCTCCTTCCGTTTGTATGGCCGTCTCGCCGGTGCCGCAGCGGTTTGTTTATATCAGCCGTAGTACCTTTCGTCGTACCAGTCCTGCTTCTTGTCCTGCTCGGTGAGCTGCTCGTCGATGATGTCGTGCAGGCTCTGCCATTTCTTGATTGTTTCGGGCAGGACCACGTTTCTGCGGTATTCCGGGCAGTCCGGGTCATTCTTCATTTCTTCGATTGCGCCCCATTTGATCTCGGTGCAGGCAATAAGCAGGTCGCAGATTTCAGACCTTGTGAGTTCGAGTGTGTAGGTTTCCTTTGCCATTTTTCCCTCTCCTTTCGTCCTTGGGATTTCCCCGGACACGCTCATCTTAACACTTGGGATTTCACAAGTCAAGCACTTTTTAAAACTTTTTTAAAAAATATTTTGATTTCCTCGGGGAGGCGTGCTATACTTGAGAAAACAGGGGAGGTAAACTATGGATATATTCGTAACGCAGTTAAAGAAAGCGATGTTCTTGAAGGGATGGAGACAGATTGACCTTGTCCGTGCAACTGGCCTGTCGGACAGTCAGATCTCCTCCTGGTACAACGGAAGATACCGTCCGAACGGTGAAGCGATGGCCAAGATCGCGAAGGCGCTTGGTGTGACGGTCGATTATCTGCTCGGCAAGGAAGAAGTGCCGATTTCGAAACTGACGATGCCGCAGCTGCACGAGATCCCGGTCATCGGCAAGGTGGCAGCAGGCGTCCCGATCGACGCCCAGGAAGACATCATCGGCACGGTGGCCACGGACAAGAACGTGTTCGCGCTGCAGGTGAAGGGTGATTCGATGAGTCCCAGGATCATGGACGGAGACGTCCTCCTGGTCCGGCAGCAGGATTACGCGGAAGACGGTGACCTGGTCATTGCACTCATTGACGGCGAAGCGACCTGCAAGGTCCTGAAGCGGTCGCACGGTGCGGTCTCCCTGGTGCCGTTCAACGCGGCATATCTGCCGCTCGTTTATACCGGATCCGACGCGGAAAGCATGAGGATCCTCGGGAAGGTGGTGGAGTCAAGACATGAGTGGAGATGAGCTTCGGCTCCTCTCCCTCTTCCGTTCCTTGGATACCAGAGGGAAGGAGCATCTGCTTGTGATTGCTGAGGCAGAGGCAAAACACGCCGCTGAAGGCCTCCAGAAGGCCCGTAATTCGATTCTAAATGCTTCAACGCACAATTTACCCATAGAGGGGCAAAATGACGAAATTGAAGGGAGGTATGATAAAATTGAAAGCTGAGAAACTGCCGTCCGGAAACTGGCGTGTCCGTGTCCCGATCGGCTGGGCAGACGGGAAAAGGAAATGGAAGTCAGTCACTGCACCGTCGAAACGTGAGGCACTGATCATGGCCGTCAAGTACGAGACCGTGGCGCCGGCGGACCTCACGGTACAGGAGGCCTGCGAAAGGTTCCTGGAGATCCGCGGGCCAGAGCTCTCGCCGGCAACGCTGCGAGTGTACGAAAGCACGTTCCGCCAGTTTGTCAAGAGTGACATCATCGGCGGCGTGAAACTGGACAAGGTGACCACGCCGATGCTGCAAGCCTGGATTGGGAGGATGAAGGGGCTGGCCGGGAAGACGAAGAAGAACAATCTGGCGTTCGTGACGTCCGTCCTGTCGTTCCACGAGGTCGAGAAGAAGTTCCGCGTCAAGATCGCCGGGTCCGCACCGCGGGATCTCTACACTCCAACGATGGCCGAGGTGAACAGGGTTGCTGCGTGTGCCGACGAGATCCTGAAGCGGGCCATCGCCCTGGCTTGCTTCGGACTGAGACGCGGCGAGATCTGCGCCCTGACTGCCAGGGACGTGAACAGGGAGACTTGCGAGATCCGCATCAACAAGGCCCTGGCCAAAGGCCCGGGGAAGGGATGGGTATTGAAGGAACCGAAGACCAGGAAGTCCATCCGAACCGTCCAGGTCTCAAAGGGAGTGATAGATCTGTTACCGGAAGACGGTCAGCTCGTCCCTGTAACGCCCGACATAATAACAAACCGCTTCGTCGACGCCGTGAAACGTGCAGGCGTCCATCCGTTCCGTTTCCACGATCTCCGCTCTTTCTTCGCATCCATCGCGCTGTCCTCCGCGATCGGTGCCGGCAGGAGGTCAGTCCAGGACATTGGCGGCTGGAAGACGGACCGGGTCCTCGGTTCGCACTACGATAGAGCCATCGCAGACCAGACGGCGAGGGACAAGGCTGCCATCGCGCTTTACTTTGAGAACAATCTGGCACTGTGACACGCTTGTGACACGAAAATCACAAGAATGGCTCAGCAGTGCGGTTTACAGACGATAAAATCTTAGGTTCGAGTCCTGTTATCCGCACCGTTTTGAGCAACTAAAAAAAGACCGCATAGATAGGCCGTTTTTGGCTTACCTATGCGGTTTTTGAGTGTTTTGCGGTTGCCGTGTCGGACTGAACATTTTCAGCGCAAAAAGGCATATTTTCGGCTATTTTGTGACACGCTGTGACACGAAATTCTGGATAGCAGGTGAAAAACCTGTTATTCTTCCGCTGCGTCTTCCCGGACATACACGACCATAACGGTCGCGTCGATCGGGCCGCCTGCGCCTGATGCTCTGTAGAAGTTCACGGCCATCCGGTTCTCGTCTCCCCAGCCGAGGAAGGGAACAACTTGTGCCAGGGCTGAATTGCTCACATACGACAATCTCACGCTGACGATCCTGTAGCCCTTTTTCGCCACAGACAGGCTCCGCTGCACCGCTCTGGTCCCGGGAGTGCCGGCAGAGATCAGGACACCGTTGAAGGAAAACTTCTTGAAGACGAACAGGTTCCCCGCTGGAGTCACCGGATCCGTGTCCAGGCAGATGGCAGTGTGGCCGGCCTTGAGCAACAGATCGCCTCTGCGAATGCCCTTGCCGTTATTCAACATATCCTTGTCGGTAAGTTTAATAAAGGCATTGGTCCGCATCAAGACCTCGTCCTCTTTCCAGGTGGTCATCGCCCTCAGGCCGTTGTCGTGGATGCCGGCATAATAGACCGCAGCTCCCGCCAGGGTAGCGCAGTCGCAGTTCACCAGGGTGTCAACATCCAGCGGATCCGTGCTGCCTTTCGCCTTCAGCGCGTCAAACAGCTGCGTGTTGCCGCTCCAGGAATAGCCGATGTAATTCCCATTCGACACTGCCCTGTAAGCGAAGTTGGCAATCCGTTCCGCGATCTCTCCGTCGATTGCCCGGTAGACGGCCTCCCATCCCCCGTACCAGTTTACCACGTTCAACTCGCCATCGAGATTCCCCTCCGGCTTCGTCCTGCTTGCGCCCGTCCTCCTTTGATTAGGTGCCTTGCCGTATTTTGTAAACGTCTCGGATGAGGAGGCTTGCGCGATATGGATCATGCCGCCTCCTTTTTGTGCTTCTGCCGCTGCCACTCGACGAAGACGCCGATCAACGTAGAAAGCGCGACCGACGTAGCGAGGACTGCTTCACCATAAGGCAGCGCCCAGATTTCGGCGACGACCTTGTAAAAGGTTCCGACCGCCGTGATGCCGATTTCCGCTAAGAAGCGGAGAAAATCGAACGTGCTGTTCTTCATCTTTGTTCCTCCTTTCAAAGTTCTCACTATAACTTTCCGGCCTGTTTCAGCTTGTCCACGCGGCTCTTGACGTATGAGTTACCGCCGTGGTTAATGTAAAAGGCGTATTCCTCGTGGAACCGCTCCAACTCTATCTCGTCCACAGGCTCCCCGCGCTCAACCTTGCACAGGAAGGGTACGAGGTAGTTCTTTGCGTTGTCGAGTGACAGCGGCAGGATAATCGCCTCGACCGCCTTCTTCACCCCGCGGATTATTGCCGCGATACTGCCGCCGAGGGCGACCACAAAGGCCGCCCACCGTGCGAGGTCACCGAGTGTGATTGTTTCCACCATCTTCTGCTCCTCCTCACCAACTAACGCCCGTGACTTCCGTGCGGATATACGCCACGATAACAGTTGCGTTGATTGTGCCGCTTCCACCCGAAGCGCGATAAAAATTAACATACAATCCCGATTCATCGCCCAAGCCAAAGAACGGAACAACATTCGCAATGGACGAATCGCTAACGTAGGACAAACGTGCAAGGATCGGTCTGTAGCCGCTTTTGTAAACAGATTGCGAACGCTGTGCCGCTCTCGTTCCCGAAGTTCCCGCGCTGATGCTTACTCCGTTAAAATCGTAAGTTTGGAAGTAAACAAGTTCGCTCAGGTTCACGTTGTTCGGGTAGTTGCCCGTCTGTGTTCCCGATGAGTTGGCGAATTTCAGCCCCGTATAGTCGAGCCATGCTCGAAGGGTGTTCGAGGTTCCGTCATACATATACAAATAGCCGTGTGCGCTATTGTATACGCCGAGATGCGACACTGTGTTTCCGCTTGCGTTTTTGACATAAATATCTCCGTTTACACCTGCCCCGCCGTGTCCAAGTGTAAGCGTTGCACCAAGTATGCTCGAAATAGGGTAGCCATAATTACCGACAGTTTGGTACTCGTATATGCCGTATTTCGTCACCGAATAATATCGGTTATTTGCGTCCCCCGTGTTCCTTGCGGTAAAGCCTCCGGGTGACATTGAGGAATAGGTGTAATCGCCGTTTCCGTCAACCCACGAAAGTTGGATAAGGTCGTTCGTATCACTTGCGGTCGCGATATTGATTGACCCGTTCGTGATGGTGAACGCACCCGTCTGCATATTCCACGAGTTCTTCCCCGCCGCGTCCTGAAGGATGCCCGCACGGATCACGTTGGCGTTGAGGGTTCCGGCTGTGATGAAGTCCGCAACGATTGCCCCGTTCTGCGTGATGGCGAGCGTGTACGGCCCCGAATAGCCCGTGGACGAGAAGCCGAAGCCGCCGTTGTTCCACCTCCACACCTTTTGCGCTTGGGTGATGTCGGGATCATCAAGGGAGACGATTTCTTGCAGTTCATCGGATGAGTTGTAAATGAAACGCATATATCCCGCGCCGTTGCGGATGAAGTCGGTCGCGTCATCCACAGCCGTTTCAAGGTCGCTCTTTACCTTGGCGAACTCGCTTTCGGTTTTCTCCTGATTTTCCACGATGATCGCGGCGAGGTTCTGCTTTACTCTGCCGACTGTGATGGCCTTGTATCTGCCCTGAAGGACATCATATTCTGTCTTGACCGCCCGCGCCGTGGCGTTGACATCCAAACGCTCATAGTAAACATGAAGGGTGTCGCCGAGCATCACCTTGTCGAATTGAAGGTCTTGCGTGTCCACAAACGAGATCTTCCACGAAGCCTTGACATTGCCGATGCTGTTCGCGGTGATGTATGCGTTCGCCCTGTCTCTTAACTGCTGTTCGGTGGGCTGATTGTCGAAATCGTCCGAGCAGTCAAGCACCATAACCCTATTCGATACGACCGCGCCTGTCACGGCAACAGTCTTTTCGGGGAGGTTGACGAGGGTGCTTGATTCCTCATCGTACCAAAACGGATATACGGCAGAATAGCAGGCCTCAATAGAAGCGTCCTGCTCCATCTCGGTCATGTTCTTGCCGTACCTGATGGAAACGCCTCTGTCCGCGCCGAGCGTGGTGACGAGGGTTGCTTCGTCTTTGTCGAAGTCCCACTCGCCGCCGTACACATCGAGAAGGCTCCCCTCCTGCCCGCCGAGGAGTTTCCACATCGGCCTCGGTTCCGTCAGGGTGATGCCGGACGCGACCGACCGCGTGGTCTGCAAGGTTATAGGGCTTGTCGGTGTGCATTTGGTCGGGATGACCTGAAACGCCTCGGTCAGGCTCCCCGCGGTGAAAGGCTCCACCACAATGCCCTGAAGGTCATAGCACAAATGCCGAGCATAGACCGAGACGATGCCGTTTAAGGGCTTCGTGATGC